ACGAATCTCTGCGGCTGTTTGGTCAGCAGTAGCACCAGACTCAATGCCGTCTAGCTTAGTGCCGTCTGCAGCTACGTCACGTCCGTCTACAGTACCGTCCACAGTAATGTTGCCTGTAGCAGAAACAGTGGTAAATGATCCTGCTGCTGCAGTAGTACCACCAATGACAGTACCGTCGATAGTACCGCCGTCGATGTCTGGAGTGTTTACGTCAGGAGACGTGAGAGTCTTATTGGTAAGTGTCTGAGTACCAGTCAGTGTGGCAACGGTAGAGTCAATAGCAAAAGTAACATCATTAGCTAAACCAGTAGTAGTGATACCAGCACCACCAGTAAACGTCATAGTTTCAGAATCTAAATCAATGCTTAACGCACCACCAGAGTCTGCTTGGAAATCAAAGTCCTGAGCAGTTACTTGAGCATCAATATAGGCCTTTACAGACTGTTGAGTTACGAGGGCTGTAGCGCTGTCTGAAGACAAGTCATCTTCGTCAAGAATAGTTGTGACTGTCGCGCCAGAGGTTAGTGTAAGACTATCAACATTGGCAGTCCCATCAATATAAAGGTCTTTAAACTGTAGGGAGGAAGTACCCAGATCAATATCATTAGTAGTGACAGGTACGATAGCGCCATCTTGAATACGAATCTGCTCGACTGCTGCACTAGAAACCTCTACATAAAAACCCCAACGATTGTTGGTGCTGTCTACTTCAATCTTGTTAAGAAAATCTAGGTCGCCAATCTTAAAGATGTTACCACCTTGACCAGAAGAGCCGTCGTGACGGTGACCAGTAGAAGATGCTGAAGTGCTTGAATACGTAAAGGCATTAACTAACTGGTTATACTCATCATTAAACAATGAGGCCGTAATAGTATCGCCATCACTTAACGTACTTTGTCGAGTGTAATTCTGGGCCATGTTTATCTCCTACCTGATGGCATATAATCTATGTAAAGGCCATTGACTGCGTATGGCGCTTTAGTATCTGTACTTGTAATTCTAAAACTTACTGTGTTTCCGCTGCCTTCTACGGGCTGTCGAACCATTGGGTCGTTACTAGCGCCAAAGGTTGCTGTACCAAAAACAGCACTGCCAAAGATTGCAGGAAGTGGCACAGAGTCTAGAACATAGTCTGGAGGCTGTGGAATATCTGTGTCTTCGTAGTCAAAACGCATACGAAGTGTTGGCTGAATCTCACCTTCTGGGCTAAGAGACAGTCGTGCATACTTAACTGTTTTGCGTGTACCAATATCACCAAAGTCAAAGTTAGGTGTCTGATAAATAGCTTCTATGTTTGAAGAAACACCAGCGGGATTAAAAGCATTGCCTGTATCATGATTATAAATATATCCATCTTTATCACCATGAAAGGCTTTTTCAATTCCATTGTTGTCAAAGCCTGTTGTAAGACCCATAGCTTGAATGCCAAGCGTTTCAGCCCATTCAAAGCCATTAGCAGTAAACGTACCGATAATTCCTTTGGAAACTGTGGAGCCTAGAGTCTTGTCTGTATAAAACAATCGGTACTGAGACTTAGAGCGAAGCACACAACTATCAATAGTAAACGTGTTGATTGAGTCTGCAATGTCTCCAATAACACTTTGAATCTGTCGAGACACAGAACTCAACTCAACGTCACCAATACGGGCTGTACCAGCAATAGTACGAATACCATCAGGACTCAAGAACAAAAGGTCACCACCAATTTCTTGAATGCTGTACCCTGACAAACAACCTACGTTTTCTGTAATAGGGTCGATGCGTATATTAGAAGAATCATTAATATTTATAAGCTTATGAATGCTATTTTTAGCAAACACAATCAAATCAGTACGGAAGCCACGGATGCCTTGAATTTGATCTGATATAACTACTGAGCCAGCACCAGTACCCGTAAAGTTGTCGGGATCGTTGTAAACACTGTAATAAACTGTATTTAAATTGTTTTCTACGCCTGCTGCAATAAGATGGTGGTCGTGGTTGGTTATGTACTTAACACCATTAGTACCATCTACTGTAATTTCGTATGCAAAAAATGTTCGAGTCGTTAATGCGCCAGTGCCTTCCATACGGAACGAATAAAGCTTGTTAGCACCGTCTGCAATGATCAACTCGCCGTAGTCGTATGTTGCACCTTCAAAGAGTGCGAATGAGCCTTGACCTTGCCCTGTACGTGTTAAGGCACTGCGACCCGTAAAAGTGGTATAATCATCACCACCAACAGCCACACTATCTTTATTAATTTGTATCCACGTTGAACCATCAAGACTAAAATGTATATCAGTGCCTGAACAGACAACCACGCCATCGCCATACACAAAAATCCCAAGAATGTCATTATCACTATTGGGACGTGTATCACCATATTGCGTAAAGCCATTAATACGTCGATAGCCGCCATCAGGATCTACCTCAAAGTTTCTAAGGCGTGTAGCAAGTCCGGGCTGTCGAAGCATTTCAAGCTGGTTGAGGTTGGTATTTAGACCACCTCTACATGAAACGCCAAAGGGCTGAGACATTTATACAAACCTCACGCGATCTGTTTTCATATAGTTAGGCGTTGAACTCATGAGGTTTCCTTTCATAAGCTTTAGGCCACGCTTATAATCTTCTAGTGCAAATGCTGCAGCTTGCGAGCTTTCTTTAAACTGATGAATATAGTATCTAGCTCTAGCAAGCAATACAGGCTTATAAATATTTGGGAATACAATTTCATCCCCGTGTGCGCTTAGTTCTGTTGGCAAATTGTATGCAAAGAAATAAACGCGATAAACTTTATCTGGGATAGGGCTTAGTCCAAACTTGCGATTATCTGGGCTAATGATAACTTTGCGAGGCTCGCCATGATTTTGAGTATCTGCATCGTCTTGGTTTTCTGCTGTACGTACAAAGTCTTTCCATTCTTCTGTAGTCGTAAACTTAAGATTTTTACTAACATAAGGCGCTGTTTCATCTGTAACGCCAATTGTCGTTAAGTAAAAATTATCCCAATCAACATAGCCATAGTCTGTTGTCAAACTAGACGACGTAGGCTTTAACAAATACCAACGTGTACCTGCTACAGTTTCTACATACGTGTTGCCATAAAAAGGATCTGTAGAACCGCTTGTATCTACAGCAAGAAAAGGCCATTGAGGTTCTTCATTAACAATATCAAGATATGCTCTGTTTACACAGTCCTTAATATGTTGCTGAACACCAATAGCCCCAGCAAACGTCGAAGATGTAAGAGCTACTTCGTTTAGCTCTCGCAACAACTCGTTTGTAATTTCAAGATAAGTAGCAGCCATTATTTCTTATGAACCTTTTGAATTTCAAAGTTAGCTTCTTTCGAGGCTCCTTTGTGGGGTTTATAGCCATCTTTAGGATCTTTCATCAACTTGTATGTTGATCCTTTTTTCATCCAGTGATAGCCTTCGGGAGCTTTAACTTTCATTCTTGACGCATTGACATGTTGTGGTCTGCTTTAGTCATGCAAGCCTTTTCCATGTCTCTTATACTTCCGTAACCAGCTTTGCCGCCATGAGCATAAGGCTTACGCTTTACTTCCATGCCGCCCATATACATTGACCGCTTTTTCTTATCGCCGTACTTCATCTTTTTTTCTCCCAAAAATACGATCATAATTGTCGTCGTATTTTTTTTTGTTTTCTGGTTTGTAAAAGCCGCCTGTCATTCCTAGAACCTTACCATGCTTTTTAGATCCTATTATCATTGGCTTTTGTTCGCTTCCAATTTGTGGCATAATAAAACCTCAAAAAAAATTGGGGGAGTATTTCATCCCCCTTTTTATTTTTAGTCGATGCCGTAGAAGGCAGAAACAAGTGCTTCAGGACGAAGTACCTTAGCTCCGTAGACGTGAAGACCACGTACAATATCGCCGAAGCTTGCAGTGTCACGGACTACTTCAGTGTTGATGATAGTCTGTGCAGTACAAACTGCAGACATGTGACCAGCAATACACTTACCAGCTGCGTTAGTAGTAGCTGCAATGTTGTTAGTCTTGTACATGTCAAAGCCACGCAACTTACCAGAAGATACGAGACCGTTACGGATTGAACCCTGACCAGCGTTAAAATCAACGCTCAAGAGCTTAGAGCTAGACTGTACAAGCTGCTCGTAAAACTCTGGGTTAGCAAGGAACCAACGACCTTCTTCAGGAACATTCTGCTCGTCAAGAAGACGTGCCATGTGTGAAAGAACATCAATTGGATCATGCTCGCCAGAAGCGTAGCCGATGTCAAGGTTACCAGTACCATCGAAGGTGCCAGCTGCAAGGTCAGTTGCGTTGTCCGAACCAAGGATGTGGTTTGGAGCCGACGCAGGAACGCCTGCAAACATCTTAGCAATTACACCTGTATCGAATGCGTCACGAAGTGCGTAAGCTGCTGAAGATGAGGCAACTTCCTTAAAGTTGACATGAGACATTGAAGTTTCGATGTCGTCTACGATGAACTTGAATGCGTTCGCCGTGTCAACAACAAGAGTTACTTCGTTGTCAGTCAGTGTAGTTGCAGTGATAGAACCACCACGCTCATACTGATCAACAGTGATTACTGGCTCTTTGATGATCTTTACTGAATCACCATAAGCTGAGATCTCACCAGCATAATCGGTATTTGTGATAGCTTCTGCAACAGATGCCTTACGGAAGAAGTTAAGTACCTTCTTGGAATAGATTTCTGGCATGAAGTTGTTGCCAGAGAAGTTGCTCCCGGACGACTGAGCAAAATATTGGTCCGCTGTATTACTAGCCATTGTATTGACTCCTTAAAAACAAAGTTATTTAATTACTCTGCCTTCTTTGGCCGCTTGATCAATCTCTTCTTCAAGTCGATCATACTCGTCCATAGATAAGGCAGCTATTTCCCGAGTTGTCCAAACTTTTGGCTGCTTAGTGTCTACAGTTGTAGTCTTTGTAGATACTAAACTTGCAGCGTCTTTTCTGGACACTTTTTGACTTGACTGAACTTTAGGGCTTTCTAAACTCAGGCCCCTTTCCATTTTATAGATATCTATAGCACGACTAGCTAAACTAACATTGTCTGGGTTGCTGTAAATCCAACCTTGAATTTCTTTAGGCTGTTCTTTGGCCCAGTCATGAAACTCTTCATCGCCACGAATATCTTCAAAGTCAGGGTGACGCTCTCGCAACTTAGTTTCAGCTTCACGTCGTGCGATCATTGCTTCTCGCTCTTCGATAGCCTGCATTTTTTGTTGAAGGGCTTGTACTTCTTTCTGGCTTCGTAGATGTGCAACAGACTCTACAGTTTCATACAAATCAGGATAATCAGTTCTAAATCGCTCCAACTCTTCAGCTGATTTTGGCGGCTGGTAAGCTGGTTGAACAGACTGTGCTTGTGCTAACAGTTCTTGCTCTTTTTGCTTAAACTCTGCGATCCTTTCATCGTAGTGTCGTTTTAGGTCGTCATACCTTTTCTTATAGTTAGTTCCTTTTTGTTTTTGAGGGGCCGAACCTTCTTCGGTTAGGGTAGCCTCGTCGGAACCTTCTGATTCAAAAAATAGACTCTCTGCTGACCCGTTAGATGCTTTTGGCTCCTCGTGCCAAGATTTTTTTGCATTATATGGATTAGCTTGTGGTTCTTGTACTTCAGTCATGTCTTACTCCTTTTCGGGGCTTGTTTGTTTTCAAGGTGGCTAGAAGTAATTCTAGGGTCTTGAGATTACAAGGTGGCCTCAAGGTTATCGTTTATGATAAGGGGCTAAAAACTTCTTAGGTAGCCTTATCGTCGCATTAAGCTAGGAATGCGATTAGAATCGAGCATTTGTTCCTCGATCTGCTCATCACTCATAGCTTGGTCTGGCAAGTCAGCTTTCTCATCTTGTGTTGGATCGTTCATGATTCCACCAACTGCCTTATTTTGTCGTTTAGCTTGTTCTTCAGCGTCTTTCATCATCTTTTCTAGTTTTTCTACGCCAATAACATCTACTGCTTTTTTGGTGAATACAAACTCACCGTCTGAAAGTCGTGCAGGAATATCGTCTGATGTGCCTGTTCCGGGACCATCAACTTCACCCGCACCTGTAAATTCTGCAGATGATAAAACAATCTTGTCAAACAATTCGCTAAGTCTGTCGTCAGATTCTAGTGCTTTGTTGACATACTTAATTTCATCATCTGATAGTGTTTCATCCATAACGTATGAAACGTAATCATCTTCCATTTCTCCATCAGGCTTCATGCCTTCAGCAGGAATTAACAATCCCATCATGCCGCCGTGGGCTTTCATTTCTCGTGGGCCAAGACGATCCAAAAAGTTTTGAAAATTACCAAAAATTTCATAGTCTTCTTGCTTGACATTACCTACAAACTCACGAAGCTCTTGGGGCTTTAATGATCCTGCATAATCATAAATATTCTTTTCGCTTCCAAAAAGCTCTAGCTGTTGCGCAGCTTCTTTTGGAGCCATGCCACGCATCATCTCAACCATATCATCTGCTGGTGCTTCTGCAAAACCTAGCTTGGCTTGATCTTCTTGCGGCAAGCGATCCATAAGCATTGAAAACTCATCGTCTTCTAGCTCATCAAAAAAATTTGGATTAATGTCTAGCTCTTCTTGTACAGCATCAGACACTTTGCCTCTTTCAGCCATATCAAGCTTTGTAGCTTTTGCTTTTTTACCCAATACACGCTCTAACAGATCTACAACAATTTTACCTTTGCTGTATGGTTGTCGCTCTACTGGCATCATCAAAGAACCACCTTCTGCAAAAACTTTGCGTCCTTTAAGGATGTCTGCTTGTGTGACTTTACCGTCACCTGTTAGGTCTGGGAACTTGCTAGTCATTGTTGAATTCCTTTGCGGCTTTTACTTGGGCTGGGAGTGTTAGGAGGTTATCCAGAAAATTCACTCTCCCCTGCTTGCGGTACATTTCCTGTTCCGATGTTGCCACCACCAGTCCCTGTAGCTCCAAGGTCTTGCGGTGATTGAGGTACTCCTTCAGGGCCTCCCATAACTCCGGATTGTTCGTCAGTGGGGACAGCCTCGCTGCCAGTTGCTTGTCCAACATTATTTTGCATTCCTATTATTTGTGCAGCAATTGCAGCCTCTTCTGGGTCGTTGAGAATCTCATCAGGATCAAGATCCAGTGAGTAGGCCAACTCAGAAATAAGCTTAGACATTTTTACAAATGGAGCAATCGCTGGGTTTTGGGCTGTTTGCAAGAACATTGTTAATCGTTGACTTCGTACTTCTTTTTGCATTAGGCTGTTTGTACCCATAGCTTTAATTTCTAAATCGCCTTGAGTATCAATGTCGCCTTCGAAGAACTGCATATTCCATTGGAAGTATGACTGTCCTAGCGGCTTAAGTAAAAAGTCATCTAAGTTTTTTACAACCGTTTTAATATTAAGTGACGCTGCGCCAAGCAACATTGACATTCCTGATGCTGTTCGCGTCATGCTCTGCACACCTGTCTGTCCGTGTGAGTAGCTTGGAATACCTGTTTGCTCATCTGCAAGCTGTCGGAACTTGTCAAACATCATCATGTTTTCTTGTGATGTGTTTGGAAACTTTAAGCCATGAATACTTTGACCCGGAACACCCGCTTGTCGTCGAAAGATCTTGCCGGGATATACTTCCATGCTTTGACCACCAGCAAGCATAGACTCATCTACTTCGAATACTAGACTTCCAGATAATGCTAAGTTATCAATAGCCATACGTGCATGACCATTCATAACCTGCTGACTATCATTCATGTTTTCTGCAATACCGATACCAAAGAAACTGTATGGGTTTCGCTCATACGGGAAAGCATGATATGGTATGCGCATAGGCGTAAATGGATTGACTACTGCACGAAGCACAAGGCCATTACAAACCCAAGCATTGATTTGTATTTCAGCTAGGTCATCAACGTCGTCGCCAACATCCATTCCTATTTCACGGGCGTATTCTGCATCCATTACGCCCCAATACTCTAGCACTTCATACTGACCACTGCCATACTCATCTGAGCGCTGATCATCTTTTAGCTCATGCTCGTAGTCACGTTCAGTATAGTTTGGTCCTAAAGCTAATACTTCACGAATAGCATCTTCATTAAAGTATGGTAGCTTAGTTAGTCCTCGAACTTGAGACTTGTTTAGCTTATGGCGATGAAGAACATACTCACATTCATCTAAACTAGTGGCGCTAGGATCAGGAAAAAAGTCCCAAATAGAAACAAACTCAATGCGAGGTACTCTAACAAATAACGGATTATATTCACGTTCTCCTGTTTCTTCGCTGTTTTCCCAACGATGTAAAGTTTTGTTGTAATTAAATGGGCCTTTAATGATTCCTGTGCCAAATAAACACGATTCAAAAATTGCATTGCGAAGTTCGCTTGAGCCATTAGACTCATCAATCTGATCATGAATCAACTTCTCCATATTACGTGCTGCTTGTTTAGCTGGAGAAATTTCTAGCACTTGAGGGTCTGGGCTAGGGCCATCCTCAAAATCATCAATGTTTTCTTCAATAGCTTCTTCTAAAAACTTTGAAGCTCTGTATGTAGCTCCGGGCTTTAGGACTTTTCCATCACCCTCAAAGCCTACATCAAATGGATTTTCTTCTTCGCTTTGTGCGCCTGTAGGTGTAGCTGCGCTTGTTTCAATTCCCGGCGCTGATTGGTTTGCAAGGTGCATATATTCTGCAACACCTTCGGGAATAATAGTAGGGCTAACACCAATAGGAAACTTCCCTGTTCCAAAGATAACATCAATCAGCTGTCCATACGCTGCCAATACTTTAGTCTTTGTAATTTTAATAAAGACTCTAGACTTTTCACTTTCACGAAAAGGAACGCCTTTTGCGTACACACCACGAAAGTTATGATAGGCGTTTATCCATCGGTCTTCATCATATTCACGCGCTTGTTCGGCGCTAGTAAAACGAGCTTCGATAAGCCCTGCAAGATTAGATTTGAGGCTTTCGTCTAACTCAACATTGAGACCGTCTTCATTTTCAACTTCTGTGAAATAAATATTGTCTGCGTTGTCTAAGATGTCATCATTCATATATTAGTAACCAAACGTTGAGTCGAAAGGCTGAAAATGTTGTTCGCGCTGTAATGAACGTATTTGACTCATTGGATCGTTTATTCGTGGCCTAGACATAATTAAATAACGTAGTGCGTCGTAGGCGTGATCCGAAGCGTGTGTGTCAACATCCTCAGGATTATTTCTATCAAGCGGAATGCTTTGTAGTTCACGAATTAGATTGGGACAAGTGTTAAATATCTGCATTCGTGGTCTGCCAGATGGCTGAACTTTTAAATGTTCATGTATCTGTATTTTTCCTGCAACACGATTCTTATCTGCAGGACGTAATTTGTGTCCACCCTGTATTAGAGTTTCTGCAACTGTCGGGCCAGTAGTTCCTGTGCGTGACCAACACGCTGTATCTAATACGCCTCTGACAGAAGTTGGATCATTTAGTTCCATATTAGTAAGCATTTCTGCTAACTCTGTAGCTAAAAGACCTTTTCTATATAACTCTCTATATATAATCAGCGTTCCGTCTGTAGGGTCAAGTGCGGCCCAAACACAGGCTGATTCTGATGCATAACCATAGTCAAGCCCTTTGGTTCGTTCCCAGTGTAGTGGGATTTCAAACGGCTCAACAACATGGAGATGCCTGTCAAACTCTGTAAATGCTGCGCCTTCTGCAATTTCCCAGTTACCTTCGAGTAGCTGTTTGCGCTGGGTAGGCGGCAAGCTTTTTAGCATTTGTTCGTATCGACCATCTTGGGCCAG